ATGAATCCGTGCAGAGACGCGTTCCCGCACGTCGACGCGTCGCAGTCGTGATCGTGCGAACAGCAGTGTCCTGGCGCCTCCGCCATCTCGACACCGCACGGCGTCGCGTCGCGAAGTGACGTAATATTTAATTACACTATCAGTGATTAGGGTTTTAGGTAGATCAGTGTTAATTTAAAATATCAGGTCACTATAAACTACGATGGCATCAAGTGGAGCCGTTTTGGGTGGCGTCTTGATTTTATGCTGCGCTCTCCTCCTCATGACTTTGACGGTGTGGTTTGCACCCAAATCCAAACAAACATCTACATCGAGTGAAGATGACATTCTCATGATCACTGAAGACGGCGCGTCGCGACAGGGCGGCGGTGCTTCGGGAACCGAAACATACATGATCGTCGGCGACCCGAAAGAGTGTCGTCGTCAAGACAACAAGCCGGCGTATTGTGAAGGTGTTGGTTACGATTCAGAGACCAACGGCTTGACGTTCTTTTACGATTTAGGTTTCGATGCGAATTCTCCTCAATTCGAAGAAGAATGTAATGGTCAATTGTGTACTCAAAAAAAGGCGTGTCCGGGCGGAGGATTCGACTGCGCATACACCGAAAAGTTTGATTCCGAAGGCGCGCTCGTCGCGATCGTCAACAAAAATGGCGAACAGTTGTTAGATACGATAGCAAACGATATATGGGCAGAAAAGCTTAAAGAAGACTGGAGGCTTACGAAAGAGGCCAGTAGTAGTCTCAGATATGAAGATGGAAAAATGTTCTTCACAAAATCAAGCGGTATGGCGAAAGCGGGCGACGAATTTACGCTCAAGTTGGCGAATTCAATTGGTGCGGCGTCCATGTATTTTATTGCATTGTTGGTGAAGATGAAACAAGCGGGCGAATCAAGGCCGGCGAAGATCGTTCTCGACGTCGCGGGCGCCCGTGAGGCGCTCGAGAAACGAACCGAAAGGGAATCGACTTCGCATAAAGCGGGTACCAAAGTGGCAGGCGTGGCAGGGAAGCAAATGGCAGAACCTGTGTCGTGACGGCTAAAAAATGTGAAAGTATGCGAGGCGGGGCAAGTACAATAGAAAACATAGATCGAACCTTCGGTATATCAAAAATGTCTACTGATCGAGCTTGATCAGCGTCCACTGTTGCGTCATTTTTTGCCCGGGCGGATTGTCGCCAAAGTGGTAATATCCGTCGGCAATCAATGTTTTGTGGAGCCACGAATCCACGAACAGTTCAGCTTTATCCGTGACATGGTCGAGGATTTGCCGCGTGTTCATGTGATTATACTTTTCATCGTCCCTTACAATTTGGACGTGGGCAGTGTATTCGCGCGGATTGTAGTGCCACTCTGGTTCCCCATCAATGACTTGATCATCGTAATATACCTCGCTGAATATGATACGCAGCTTCATATAATCAGAGTCATTTGAGGTATCTTCGTCGGGCTTGCTTCGTTTAGTGGACATTATTCTTGCGTCGCGTTCTGAGGATGGAGCCGAGGTTGATCACGCTTATATAGTCAACATTTTCACATTTTTTTGTCATGAATGTGAAAATATGTGTAATATATGGGTTATGGGTAATTAGTCTAGTTAAACTGTTGGTTCTTGGTGAAAGGGTTCTGCGCGTGCTGCCTCTTGGCAACAGACAACGCCTCGTCCGAAGCGAGAGGGTTTGCATTCCCTTTATACGCGTTCATAGTACCCATAGAAAATTCAGGTTTCTTGTAATCTTGCATCCATCCACCATCAGCCGTTCCGAAACGGCCGTCCATGCGGCTCTGGTCCATGCGCACGCTTGTAATTTTTCCGCCCTGTTTCGTCGGCGTCTCGCGAACGTTCATTCTGCCAGGGTTACCCATGCGGTTCGGCATACCGCGTTTATCGTGCGGACGAATAGCCGCCGGATTGTTCACGTACGCGCCGTGGAACGAGCTGATACCCGGTTGAGGCTGGTTGGTGAACCTCATGTGCGAGTTCCCATCGCCCTTGTGGCGCGTGGGCATTTCTGGAATGCTCTGCGCCGGAATAAAACGTCTCGCCGGCGCCTTATCGAGTCCGTCGTTACGGTAGCCCGTGGTGGCGCGGTGAGTGATTCGCTTCGTCTTCTCGTACTCCGCGCGCGGCGTTCGTCCGCTGAACCCCTGGGATTTACCCAAGGCTGGCGGAAGACGTTCGGGCAAATACGCCGTCGTTTCCGGTCGGTTGAAACCAACGCCACCTTGGACCGTGCCGCGTCCGCCTGTGATCGTACCGTCCGCCGGGCCGGCGCGTCCTGGGAGCGTCGTCAGTCGATAAGAACCCACATTGACTGGATTCACTCGATAGAGTTGCTGGAAGCCTCCGGAAGCCGGTTGGTCTGGTTGTAACCCGAGGCCTGGACCGACGAGTTGCTTTTCGACCGGCGAAAGGTTGTTGTGCCGAGACGCATCGAAACGCCCCCGCATGGCGAGCACCTCTTGGCCGCTCGATTTCGATTGGGGCGCGATTTCAGCGAACGATGCCATCTCCTGTTTTCCCTGCCAAATCGGGGGGCCATCCTCGACCTCGGGGTACGGTTCCTCGTTTTCGTCGGACAAAAGCGGTGGGTCGATCGGTTCTTCGTACTGCGTGGGATCGGAAGCAGATTTCGTCTCGGGTTCGCTCATCTTTCGGCCTCCATACACGAGAGCACCGATTGCGAGTAACGAGATCGGATCAGCCATGCTTGTGACTTATACTCTAATTAAATATATTATTTCGAGCCGTTATAGCGTTGGGCGAATAAGACGTTCTGAACGTCGGCACGCGAGGACGACGGTTGGTCCGGAACACGCTGAGGCAATTTGCATCGCATCACATCGGCATCCATCACCGGGTGGAGATGTTGCTCGACCGGCATCGCGACAACCTTGCCGAAACGACTGGTGGATTGCGGACGGAGTTCGTCGTCGGTTTCGATGTATTCAGCCGGTGCGCCCTTGCCAGCCTTGTACGGGGCCGTACCGAAAAGCATAGTCTGCGGACGATCGCCGTAGTTAAGGGAAGACGGTTGTGGATAGACAAAAACATCGCTGCCAGCCGGCCGCGCGGGTTTGGCCTGTTGATCGATGATCTTAGAGTGCGTCGATAATTGGTAAGCCATCCTTGGTCTTATACTGTAACTAAGTATTTTTTTCACGCAGACGAGTGCATACCGGTTCGCGGGTCACCGCTCGGATCGAGTCCTCCGAAAGCTTCCAATTGAACACCTCGCGCGTTAGGATCGCACGAGCGAGGGTTATTTCTGCACAGGGACCCGTGCTTGGGGCCATACAACCACTCGGCAAACTCTGTCTGTTCACCACCCGGAAGGGAGCTCACCGGCGCACTCACAAACTGGCGCGCGGCGTGATTTCGCTGGTACTCGGGCAACGGACTGCGCGAGCGGCCGCTATCGTATTTAAACGTGTTATCCAGGTAATGCCTTCTGTAAGAATCAACCGATGGGCTCCAGCACGCGGGCGGTTTGTTTGGGTGGTCGACGTAGTGGTGTAGCATCGCGTTACCCATCGGGTTTTCACGAGTCGGCATCGTGCACGTCGCGCTATCGTTACCACCTCTCGTTGAGCGACCCATGCCATTTTTAACGAGATCGTTGCGGTACATGAAATAAAGCACGCCGAGCGCCGTGGCGCCTAAAACGAAAAGTCTAACATCGCGACGAATCAGGTAGAGCAGACACGTGGCGTACACGACGAAGCGCGAGGCGGCGTTGACGCGATCTTCTACGCTCTGGCTGTTGGTTGGCCAAAACTGCGCGACCTTGTCCGTGCGAATGAGTTCGACGGGTTGATCAAACCAAACTTCGGTCATTATACTTATTGCAAAGATTATTTTAGTTGTTCTTCATGAGTCCGCCGAGCATGTTACTCATAGTTTTCATGAGCGCCTCCTGGTTGACGTCGCCGTCAGCCTCCATTTTTGAAGCCGCGCCCGCCGCCAATTCTTCGATCTGCGAAAGCATGCTGGGATCGATAGCCGTGATTGTGGTGGCGAGCATGTAGAGCGTCTGGAGATATTGCCAAATACAGTTCTTCGTATTTTCCGACGCTTTCGCCCAGTTCGCTTGGATCGAGAGGTCCTTGAGGAAATCGGCGGTCGAAAGATCTTCGAACACGGTCTCGTCGCGATTGCTGATTTTTCCCGCGAAGGGTGAGATGCCGTTCATGTACGCGTCGACGCATTTTCGAGGATTGGTCTTCTTGAGCATGTCAAATTGCACGAGCGCTTTCTTGATTCCCTTTTCGCCGTCGAAAGCCTTGCTGAGCTCGCAGAGGAACTGTCCCATCATATCGTTGAACGCAGAGACGCTTGTCATGGTGGCACAGAGTGTGGTTTGTATTCATGTTTTGTGGGAAAGCTTTAAGCTGATTTATTATTAAAACGGTACTTGACTGATTTCTTCACGCATACCAACGCCGTTAGACACTATAAAGAACACTAAAATAGCATTCAAGGCGGCGGGCTTGGCAAAATCACTGAGTTCTTTTTTTCCTTCGTTATTCATCTTCGCGCGGAGATGAATGTAGAGAGCCGTTATGATCGCCGCGATGGCGGCGGCTGAGACCGGGTCGCGCATGTAATCTGATAATTCACTCATGACGGTGGTGTCCTACTAGTACATACCATTTTTTACTGGCGGCCTGGTGTCGGCGGCATCGTTAAAGAAAACACCCGGTGGCTGCTGAGCAGCAGGGGCGGGCTGCGCGATCGGCGGTGGCGGCATTGGCGTTGGCGCCTGCTCTGGCTCCGCCACCGTCGACTGCACACCTTCGACGGTTTTAAACTCGTTCAGCGTGGGCATGGCCGCCGGGGGCGCCGGCGGCGTCGGCTGCGGCTGCGCGAGATCGTCGGTGCTGCCTTCTTCTCCTTCTCCTTCTTCTTTGTTCTCGCCCTCGCCTTCGCCCTCTTCTTCGTCAATATCCGGGTCTTCTGAGTCTTCGATCGGTGACTCGCCGTCGAGATCGATGTTCTTCTCAGTTCCGGCCGACGACATATAGGTGGAGAGAATCTGTTGTACAGGTGTGAGCTGTTGCACAGTCTCCTCGATGCACGTAGTGAATCGACGCTTCAATTTCTCGTCGCGAACCCACTCGGATTGTTCCTCGTGATAGATGTACGGGTCCTTGTATAGGTCTTTCGCACAGTTATTGTATACCGTTTGAATGAAGATCTCGTTGGTAGGAACCTTGAGCGAAATCTTCTGGTTATCCTGTTTCAGACGCACGCTGCTGAGGATCTTCGTGACGGCAACGAACACGGCAGCGAGTAAATCGCTAAAATACGAACATCGCTCCGTAATGTTATCGGCGTGATTCTTGGACATCGCATTGGACCAATTCGGAACCTCTTTCAGGTATTTCTGAAACATGACGAGCGGTTTACGATTCTTGGATTCGCGCACCGCAGTCTCGTACAATTCCTGGAAGACGTCGATCATGGGCTCACACATGGTGTTTGCGAGCTGACCGAGGTATTCCTTCTTCGCTTCGACTAAAACGGCGAGATTATCGGACATCGTGTTGTCGTTGTGTATGCTATACACCAGAAATCTTTAAGCTATTTTTTACGATAGTGATTGGCCAACTTTTTGAGATTCATGAGATCGGGAAAATCGGACGGGTCGCTCTCCTCGACCTTCTGGGGTTTCCGCTTCTTCTTAGGTTTCTTCTTCTTCACCCACGTGACGTAAATGTCTATTTCCGAAACGCGCTGAACCTGAAATCCACCGTTCGTGAGCTGTCGCGCGAGCCATATGGACGCGCGTTCTCGATCGAATCGCGGATACCCAATCACCATGATGGGGACCCTGAGAAAAACTTGCTTTTCGCGACCGGTTTCTATGACGCCTCGTATTTTACGCTCAAACTGTTCATATATTCTCGTATATATCTCCTTGAGGTTGGCCTTGCGCCGCGCCTCGATTTGGTTCACCTCGGAAATGTCGAGCATACTACCTACTTTTACGACACATTATTCAGGTCACTCTCGAGCGCATCGAGGCTTCGCTTGGCCTCTTGGAGCTGCGGTTCCGTGGGCGTCATCTGTTGTACCAATCTGTAGTCGACGAACTCTTGACCGTTGCCCTTGGCAACGTAAGGCGCGACGTTGGTCGGCGCCTGCACACCCAGCGGTTGCGTTCGCAGAGACGTCACCGACATGTCACCACCGGCGACCGTGAGTTCGGAGACGACGTTGAATCCGTAGGAAAATCCAGTTTGCGCCGCCACCATAAACATCGCCTGGTACATAGTCTCGCCGGAGCCTTTGCCCACGTACTTTTTGAGCGCGTGGGTTTGAATGATGTACGTGGACAAGCCGGTACGCTTACCGATTTCCCAATTAGTGGCCATGATGATTTTATTCATCAGGTCGGGCGTGACCTTCAAATCTTCGACCTCTTCATATCCAGCGAGGTCGGCGCCGTCGTCGTCCAGTTTGACCGTCTTGGGCTGTGAATATCCTGAGTTTCCAAAGAGCTCGCGCCTGTATGGCTCCTTGCGCGGAAGCAGGGCCACCGCGATGGCTGTGACAGCCAAGATGATCATCAAATTCTTATTCATCACTCGTGAGTTCTACTATGTTGCGTCAAAATTATTTCACAGAAATCCGTGTCTAATGTATCTATCAATAATGTCGCTACTGATATACTCTGAAAAGTGTGAACACAGTCGCGCGGTACTTGAGTTTATTCGAAACAATCCAAAGCTGCGAGCGCTCCCGTTTGCCTATCACGACATTCATAAGTCTAGAATCCCACGACAACTCGCCGGGAGAGTCACTCGCGTGCCGACCATGGTGACGAAGGACGGCAAAATGCTCTTGGGAAAAGAGATTCGCGCGTGGCTTCAAAGTTTGTTGCCTCACGAGGAGGTACAACACCAATCGCTCGGCGGTGGGTGCGCCATGAGCACGCTCGACGGTGGTGAAGGTGGAGGTGATTATTTCGACATAGATTCATACGGGGCGTCGCTACAACCCGCGATGACGGCTGAGATCGAAGCAAAAATCAACCAAGAGGTGAAACAGGTTGCGTATTCAGATTTACAAGTTAAAGAATAACGCACAAATACCGACATAAATATGTTACACCTCGTGAGCATCCAAGCGAGTGCGATAAAAAGTACTTTCGAGTGTCTGAAGGACGTATTAAACGACGTTAACATCTATTTTCGCCCCAATGGCATCTACATGACAACGCTCGATACCGCGCGAACGTCCCTCGTCGACCTCGCTTTGAGCTCTGACAATTTCGAGGAGTACTCCTGCTCCGTGGATGAAATCATCGCTGGCGTTTCGACGGCTAACATGTTCAAACTTTTGAAATCCATCACCAATTCGGACGTGCTTCGAATCGGAATCACGTCCAAGGAGCACATGGATATCGAAATCAGCAACGAGAGTAAACGAACGTGCACGAAATTTCAACTCAAGCTGTTGGACATCAACGAGAGCCGAATCACCCTACCGGATATCGAAACGTCCATCACGACCACGCTCTCCGCCGCGGAGTTTCAAAAATATATTCGCGACATGTCGAACATTGGCACAGAAATCGAAATTACGCGCGAAAAAAATAAGATTACCTTTGCGTGTAACGACGGCGATTTTGCAAACCAGGAGACGTCGATCGAAACCCTGGATAGCATCGATCTCAAACTCACGGGTCTTTACTCGTTAAAATATTTGAATATTTTCTCAAAGGCGGCGACCATGTGCTCGTCGGTGCAAATTTGCCAAGAAGAATTGAACAGGTTTATGATTTTGAATTACAGAGTCGCGTGTCTGGGCTCTCTATCGTTTTATTTGGCGACTAAAATCCCAACTCAGTCGTGAATCCGTCTCGCGTAGATACCGTCTTCGTTTGACCAATAAGGTTTTTAATTTTAATGTAAGGATACAACTCTCTCAGCGTATCGTCATCGTAATAGAGCATGTCTCGAATGGGCACGCGCTCACCGTGAAAGTCCCCGTTCGGTCCCGAGTAGCGTCGTATTTTCTCGGTAACGTCCCTTTGGACTTTGTCGTCGGCGTCGCACAGGTACGCCGACGCGAGGGGCATCGTGAACGACATCGACGGCGCGCGGGGCGGCCATTTGAAATCCATGTTTTTGGTGATGAGCTTGTACTTTCGACCGCCATACCAATAACTCACGCGCAGAATGAGTTTGCGCACGTTCTGCGGGACGACGGTGTTTCGGAATGGCTTACCAGTGACGTTGACGTAGAACTCGTCCATCACGCCCCAAAACCGCGACTCCTTTCTCCAGAAATCGTCGTCGATCTCATATTTCGCGTGCTGATCGATCGTGTACTCCAACTCCTCGCGCAAAATCTCGTAATCACTCGGGGTGGTGATTCGAAGATAGGCACCATAAATTGAGGTTAAAAGGGAGAGTAGCATGATGTATATATGGAGGTCGGGAATTTTTTAAGCCGTTTTTCCAATCGCATCGAGGAGATGAGTGAAAAGATAGATAACTCGAGCGACGCGCGCGAAAAAAACGAGCGAGAGTCCGAGATGGCTCAGTACTTGCTCTCGTGTCTGCCGTACATGAGCGCACACACCGACGAAAACGACGATACTAACAACACGACGACTGAAAACGCATTCGGTGTTGTCGAAACGCAGGGACTCGCACGAAAAGACATATACCGTCAGTACTTGATTGACGTCGAAGGCGCGAACATCGATCGACCGACCGAGAAGCGCGTGGACAAGTGCCCACACTGTGAAGATTCGACGCTCGTGCACGACACGCAACAGAGCGAATTGGTGTGTTCGGAATGCGGTGCCGTCGTGACGACGCTACTGAGTGAGGAACTCACATACCGCGAAGAACAAGAGAGTTCATCAAAAATTACAAACTACTCGTATCGTCGCTCGAACCATTTCGCAGAGTGGCTCAACCAGTTTCAAGGGAGCGAACAAACGACCATTCCGGACGATGTGCTCGAGTCGCTTCGAGCCGAATTAAAGAAGATGCGCATCGAGAATGCGAGCGAAATCACGCACACGAAAGTGCGGGCGCTACTGAAAAAACTACGCCTCAATCGGTATTACGAGCACACCCCTCACATCACCAACACACTCTCGGGAATTCGCGCACCCCAGATGAAAATAGAGCTCGAAGAGCGTCTTCGGATGATGTTCAACGAAATTCAGGCCCCGTTCGACAAGGTTTGTCCCGCAAATAGAAAAAACTTTTTGTCGTATTCGTACACGCTCTACAAAATGTGCGAGTTGCTCGGTGAAGATCAGTATTTACGATTTTTCCCTCTCCTCAAATCGCGCGAAAAGCTCACCGCCCAAGATCGCATCTGGGAAGCCATTTGCGCTGAACTGCAGTGGGAATACATACCCACGACGTAACGAACGGGGCTTAAAGAAACGCAACGCCCGTGTAAGCAGGATGATGTCCGCGAAAGATTACTGCATCAAAGAGGCCGCGTGGCACATCGAACGCGCGAACGAAATTTTACGTGAGGGTCTGTCCGACCCGGAGCGATTCAGAGAAGAAAGCCAGAAGACTTACAAGACGATGGCGCCGTTCGTCGCCACTATGATGTGCTACTCGATTCTGACGGAAACACATGGCGAATCTCACACTCCTCCTTCCCAGCAAAATTGATAACGAACGCCTCGTTCAAGTCAAGTTGCTCCAAGTAGATACGCGCCTGCGTGATCGCCGCGTCGTTGATTTTGGCAACAGCCTTAAACTCCAAAACGACGCGTCGATCAATGATTATGTCCGACCTCAACGTCCCGATGACGTGCCCTTCGTATTTGATAGGGACGTGTCTTTCGGTCTCGTAAGGCACGCCACTCTTCCGCAATTCCACCTCCATGGCGTTGTGGTAGACCCGCTCCGAATAGCCCGGACCGAGCGCCGCGTATATGCGCTTCGCGAGCGAGGGAACGTCGACACCACTCATCACCGCCGCACGACGTACAGTGTGACCAAAATCAAAACCAAGATCGCCACGTACTTGTCGAACGCGCGAATGTTGGCCAGAACTTTAGGGTCCAACGTTTCAAACTTTTTCTTATACGGCGGCGGCTTGAATGGGAGATACACCCACCGACCGAATGGGAAAATGGTTGGGTTCATTTTGAACGAGCACCGAAGCCCATAATCGAGCCATGCCATGACTATGTACGGCAAATATAACGCGAGGACGAGCGTGGTGATGTTTCGCGCGGGGGCTCGGTGTAATATAAAAGTGCCGATCATGGCGATGGCGGCGTTTAAGTACGCATTGCTCCGTTGACACTCATAGGACGACGTGTACCATTGGGTTAATAACCAGTTTATTACGTATAATAGTACATATTTAGACTTAGGCACGAACCAGTATGCGAGCGCCACGTATATAGAGAAAATAACACACTTTATATTTAAATAATCCTGTGGCCACCGGTGGTCCATGTGATAATATATATGTGATAAAATTTCGGCGGCGGGACGGCACTCCGCGACGCAATTATCGCAATGCCCCTTGTGCTCACGGAGGATCCGAAGAAACGCGACGAGTTGGCCGAAAAGATTAAGTCGGGTGACCTGACGGGTCCGTCTACTTATGCAGGTTTTCACTCCGTTTCGCTCGAAGATGAAGGATACATGGTGAGGGTCTCCAGCGAGAGCTTGAGATCTGCGACAGAGATCTGCCCTATACGCGAGACGGTGATGTTTCTGGCCTCTCGCGATCTCCCCTTGTTGCGGTCGTATGTATTTGGTCACATGGACGAAGAGACACAAGGCGAAGAAAAAGAGGGGGACTTGGATCGTTTCAAAGACGCGTGCGTGCATGCTATGCACATGTTTGCGACAAGAGCTTTACACCACACTGAAGGTTCACCAGGGGATCTCGTCGAACTCTCGCTCATGCGGCGCATCGTCGAAAAGGCATTTCCACGCTACTGGTGGTGGGATTCACTCTTTACAATGCTGAGTAAAAACTATGGTCCCCAACCGGTCGGTCCACCACCGTTACGAGACGTTATCAAACCTCGCGCGGCGGCTTGGCGAACCGTGGCAGAAATTCTCTGGGAAGAAGACGGATGGTGTGGAAATACAAACGTGTGGTCAGATATCCGAGAAGAAGATTTTGAATCTTTTGTCCAAAACGAAGAAATACCGTCGAATGTGAGTTTTTGGCTGTATTATCTGATGACAACCAAGCCGACGGCGGAGCCGACGACGTGCATCGACGACGTGCGGTTTCTCTTCAATCTTCACTACAGAAACATGATAGGCACCGATGCGGCCCACCTTATGTGCAACGGCGGACGCGGACGTGGTTTAATGTTAATGGACTCGGTGATCCATGCGTACATGATGCTCCGACGCACGGCTTTGGTAGCACCGACGTGGTTTTCTGCGTGGTTTTCAATGGATCTGTGGAGCACAATAGTAGCACTCGCGAATTCGTATATGCATGATTCAATGCATGGCGTACACGAAGATTACGTGGAGTTTTTGCAGTACGAAATGAACAGTTGGTTGAATCGTCACGACAAGCCTAAGTGGACCATGGAAATACCATGCGAATGGTATTCAGAGACGAATCGAATCATAGCTCTTTTCATCCAAGGACTTGAATCACTGAAGAAGGGTTTGGGTTTCGAATGCGTGGAAAAGATCGCGTCAGAATTTTTAGAAGACTTGCTTCGTGCTAAACCCCGCATCGACTGGGACTCACTTGCGTCGAATTTCGTGCACAATTACCCCCAGGTGATGTGCTATCGCACAGGAACGACACGCGAATTTTTTGCATCCGAAATTTTGAGTGGGTGTACGTACGAAAAATTTGACAAGTTCATCAATGAAAAAATTGAATTGAGTAGCGAAATGCGTAACAATTGCAGAGAGCTTCGCGCGGCTCTCGGTAAAAAGTTTGACTGGGGCGAAGATTATATGGTGGTGGCGAAGAGAGCCGAGAAAGCCGAAAAATTGAAACGTTTGCGCGACAGCTTGGATGCATACACAGAGGACGGGGAAGACGACCCGGAACTGAAGAAGATGAAACTCTATCTCGAGCAAATCTCATGTCAATAAACACCTACTACTATCGTACACGTCTCGTAACGTTTGGTACAGCGCGCCGTACGGCACGTTTTTCGCCTTCTTTTTGAGCAAATCGACTAAAGCGTCGACGCTCCCCACATCCACGATGTCCCGCGCGCTCTTGATTCCGCATTCATACAGCGCTCGAGCCCAGGCTGTGGTACAACTGGGAATCGTTGTCAGTTCAACGATTTCTTCTCTCGCCCCGTTCGCGATGCGTCCACCGAGCTTGCCGATGACCGATGCCACTTGTTCGTGCTCCGTGGACGTTTCGCACGCCGCCGCGAGCGCCGCCGCGAGTCGCGAGACTTTATCTTGCATCGCGGTGAGCTCGTGCACACCAATCGTAAATTTCCGCGCGACCTGTACGATCGGTGTTTCTTCGATGATATCGCTCAGAGCCAGAGCGTCGACGAGGCGTTGATACACAACCTTTTCTGTGTTTTTTCGATATTGTATCGGTCCCCTGTCCTCGACACCGATTCGGGCGATCGCCGCTCGCTGTGGCCTCGTCAAAGAGAGCGACCAAACATCTGGGAGCTCGTCTCGTACTCGTACCGGCAAATCCACGAGAATGAATAAAATTTGCAAAGGTGTCGTCATGACATACCCGTCATTCATCATGGCCGTCAGTTCGTCCATGGCGGGTTTGATCCTTTCGAGTGGAACGGAGAGTCCACACAGCGCCAAGGCGAGCTTCGTCGGTCGCCAAGCATCGTCGCTCCATCGTATAAATGCATTCGCGCGAGCCCATTCGAGCGCGTCCACCGCGAGCTTCTGTGTGTCATTGTCGTATTCGTGCAAAACGGAATAGAGACTCGAACGGAGAAAACGCTCGACGTCAGCGGGTGTTTTCACCAAGTTCATAGATATCGCCTCGACCATGAAGCGGCGCATCTGATACATCGTCATCGCACTCGTCAACGAGCCACACGGGCCATTGACGAGCTCGGCGTAACGCTCGCGTTCGTTTGGATTTGGGCAGAACACGATGGCGGAGCCTTCGTCGTCCATGCCCAACCTCCCGGCTCGTCCGCACATCTGTTGAAGCTTTTGCGCCGCCATCGGCGCCCCAATTCCCATCTCCAGACCAAAGACGATGACTCGTCTCACTGGTAAATTCACACCCACCGCCAAAGTCGACGTCGCGCACAGTACCTTGACGTCCCCCATTCTAAATTTATCGGTTATCGCCACCTTTGTTTGGGCATCCAAACCCGCGTGGTGATGCGCCACGCCGTCTTGCATTTGGAGGAAGCTTCGAAGAGCCTTGGCGGTCGTTTCACACTGCGCGCGCGAGCGACAAAAGACGATGACCGATCCCTTCTCACGCAATGTCTCTCGACACAAATCGGCGAGGTGGGAAACGTCATTACCTTCCTCATCGAGCGTCCGTGTCTTCTCGCCGTCTGCGCCGTAGAAGCACGGACCGACTTT